TAATGGAAGGCGCACCAATCCAAGATGACACGTTGAGCATGTTGATTGGTGCGCTTCCGACTCTTGGCCCTGTCGGGATGGTCCTTCTCATTCTGGGATATGTCGTGAAGCAGTGGTTGAATAGTGATGCGAGATATAGAGCTGAGCTTCAACGCATGAGCGAAGCGCACGACATCGAAATGAAGGAAGTCCGGGAGGAACTAAAGCAGGTCAAGCAAGAGCTAAACGATCTCAGGAATGAACTTCAAGAGGAGCGAAGACTGAGATTCCAAGCTCAGGAGGAAGCGCATCACGTGAAGCTTATGATGCTCGGTAAGGTGGAGAATGTATCTGAACGATTTGGCGAGAGTCCTTAGAGCTGCCGGTCTTAAGGTGGTCGAGGTCTCGAACTGGCAAGGGCATAATCATGGTCCGATGAAGACGCCTAAGTCAGTGATCTGCCATCATACTGCGGGTCCGTGGGGAGGCGGTAACTATCCTTCGCTGAATACGGTGAGGAATGGTCACCCCCACTTGAAGGGTCCACTGGCTCAACTCGGACTTGGCAGGGATGGTACGGTGTACGTCATCAGTAATGGCCTCTCATGGCACGCAGGAGAGGTGTACGAACCTTCCGTGTATGGGAACTACTACGCGATCGGTATCGAGGCTGAGAACGCCGGTACGGGGCAGCCTTGGCCCGATGTGCAGGTTAAGGCGTACGCGCGTCTGTGCGCCGCTCTGTGCAAGGCGTACGGCATTCCCGTGTCCCGTGTTAAAGGCCACAAGGAAGTGTGTAAGCCGAAGGGTCGGAAGATTGACCCAAACGGGCTCCCTGGTGACATGGCAGGTCACCGTGCTCGTGTTCAGCGTTATTTGTCTGGCGGTGGCGGAAGTGCACCGTCTGCCCCAGTTAAGAAGAGAAATGTCGAGGAGTACGATTCTATGTTGAAGCTTGAAACCGGTACTCACGCGAAGCACATTCGGTTTCAGCCGGGAGCTAAGAAGGTTTCTATCGGTTCCCCGCACGGCCCGATCAAGAATTGTCGTGTGATTTTCTACGGAGCAGGTTACCCGAAAACTAAGGCTCCTGACGGTGTCCCCATGTTCGACGTTAAGAAGGACGTGAAGAACCCTCTCATCCACCGTATGCGCAACTGGGGAATCTCGGTTCCTAAGGGCGCTATCGGATGTAGCGTCTACTATGAGTACCCGAAGCCTGACAACCGCTATGACTCCTATGAAGGAAGTCTGACGGTTGTTTACGACGACTGAATGGAGTAGGATGTTCACGAAGGATTTTTGGAAAGACGCGCTTGAGCGTACGATTCGCACAGGCATTCAGGTGTTTCTAGGTATGGCTGCTCCGCAGAGCACCGGAGTGATTGACTTCGGTCTGGACTACGGTGAGATCGGTGTGGTGACTGCCGGTACGATGCTGTTCACGTTGCTGACGGCGATTGTGAGCGTTGGCGGCCCGGAGGGTAAGATCAACGTGACGCTGCCGGGGAATCAGCGCGAGGCTAAGGCCGCTGAGATCGGCAAGCTGTCGGATGAGGACGTGGAGCGCGTTTACGGTACTCTATACGATGATGAGGACGAGACGTACGGCGGCCAGGTTACGCTTGGCGAGTACGACCCTCGTGTCCGTAAGTAAGGCATAAGAAAACCCCTAGTATCATGTAGGCGCATGGTACTAGGGGTTTTTCATGTTGTATGCTGGTTCAAGAAAGGTACTGAGATAGGTGCTCGCTAGCTGACCTCCCAAGGTCTGTCTTACTGCCGTCATTGTGCAGCAGCACGTCTTCTTGGATAAGGTCCACGTTCTTCTCCGTCACGTGGTTGTTGGCAGGCTGAACGCCCGGACGGACTACCTTGATGATCAGACCGCCTTTGCTGCGGATGAAGTCAGCCTCGTTCGGGTACCTCACGTCGGTATAGACGATGTGATGGCCCGCGTCCTGAAGAGCGTGCATCTTAGAAAGAGTAGCCCTGATCCACACGTCTTCTCCGAAGGTGATGCGGCAATGATCTCCTAGGCGTTGGAGGTACTGCCGGACCTCAAGGAACTCTTTAGCACGGTCCCATCCGAGACCGGCGACGAGCGCGGACAGGCGTACTGGAATGTCGCAGGATTTATTCCAATGAATAATAGGATCGGTTCCGAGTGCAAGTTCTTTGAGCTTGTCGGCGAATGCAATCCTCTGGAACCCGTGCCTGAGCTTTAGCGACTTTGCTAAGGTGTCTTTCCCGCTTCGCGCGTATCCTGTAATGCCTACGATCATTTAGAGCTTTTCCTCCGTTCGATGATGTGGACAACCTCTCCGCCAACGTAGCCGAGAATTGCTGCACTCACAATCCCAATCACTACGGCCCATATGGCCGCTAGGTGCATGAGTGCGAGGATGGTGAGTACGGCGATAGTTACAACAGATAATACATCGATTGCTAGAATGAGTGCGTCGTAGATATTCATTTGAATACGTGAAAGGCAGGGACACCCGTTGTGAGCGCCCCTGCCAGGTTTCACTTACCCTTCTTCTCGTTGTCCGTCTCGACTTCCTGCTTCACCTTGTCGTAGATCGGCGTAGGCTCGAAGTCAGCCGCCGTCACCTCTGGCACATCAGTGTACCCGTCCATACTACCGCACTCCCTCTCCTTCATACTTCGTGATTACCTTCTTCTTGGGGCCGAACTTGTGCCACATGGTTAGCGGTATCCAGACAACGAACCCCCAAGCTCCTGCCGTAATGATCGTCATGAGCAGGTGAAAGGTATGGTTTGTCTTCTTACGCTCGTACGTCTTCGCGATCAGTGTCATGATACGTAGTTTACTTCTTTCTCTCGTGGATGTCAACTGCTCCAGACGCGAGACCGATAACCGCCATGGCGAGAACAACGAGCAGCAGCCAGACGAGCATCGGTGCTGTGATCACAAGCCACGATACCGTAATAACACCTGCCGCGTCAAGCGTGAGCAGCGTCATAGAGCTAAGAAATGCTATAATCAGAAACCACATAGACTAGTCCTCCATAACCTCTTAATCTGTGCGATGCGTCTTAGTGTAGCAGGTATGCGAGCGCTGCGCAACTCCGCCCTAGCGTGATGTAGGGCACCTGACTCTCCGAATACAACAAAAGGCAGGTCACACGTCCCACGTAGGGGTGTGCAACCTGCCCTTTGTCTTTGCGGAGGGAAGGGAGGAGTGACCGTATGACCTTTCCGCTATTGAGGTGCCAGCCTGAGACGACGCTTATCGAGCGGATACTGGCATACCCTGACGCTTGCAGGGGATTGTGCCGCAAGTAGGATTCGAACCCACACTTGCACGGACCTAAACCGTGTGCCTCTTCCAATTGGGCTATTGCGGCGCACGTGCCGAAGCACGCGTTTGATGTCAGAACTCTTCGTTGTCGTCCCGCTGACCCCGCTTGGGAGCCTCAGAGACGACCTTAACCTTGTAGTTGTAGTAGTTCTTGCCACGGGGCTTACCGAGGTTCTTGAAGTAAAGCACATCACCGATGCGAGGCCGCAGCTCAAGCAGCTCATTCTTCAGAACCGACCGGAACGCCGTGAGCGTGTATTCCACACCATCCTCACCCTCAAGGATGAGCTTCGGAGACACAGTGTCCTCCTTCTGACCAGGGAAGGTACCCTTGGGAGTCACGTGCTCCTCGACAGCCACGAGCTTACCAGTGAACTCGTCACCCTCATCGTTAAGGTCGACGTAGTTACCGCCCTCGTTCTCCGGCTCACCGAATGCGTCCCAAACACCCATTTACTTAGTTCTCCTTTCCTTCATCCTCATGAACTGTAAACAGTATAGCAGATAAGTTTGTAGTTGTCAAATCGTGAAGTTGCGCTCAGGAACAGGCTGACCAAGTACCTCACGCAGTTCGTCGGCAGCTTGTGCCCACTTGCGGGCGGCTTCAATGTGATGCTTGAATCGGATTTCCGCGTCATCACACAGCATTCTCAACCTGTCAATGTAATCCTGCACATCTTCCATGATCCTAGTACAGTCGCTTTCAGCGTTCTGAACGATCATGTCAGGATCATACTTGATCTCGCTATGTTCTGTCTCGTACATTGTTTAAAACCTCCTGTAGTATGTGAGCCCGTCGTCGGCAAGAGCTTCTTCGATGACTCGGTTTTCTCTCAACTTCACGTGCTGGTAGACGCGTAGCATGGCGCGGAAGTCCACCCAAATGTCCCGGTCGAACCGCAACTCAAATAAGTTCCATCCTTCCGGCCTGATCCAGAACACCCGAGAGCGTGTGAACTCTAGGTTGTCCAGTACGTTACCGTTCTCATCGTACATCTTCTCTGCCATCGCGTATGCGCAGTTTTGCAGCGCTACGCTCGACCGTGGGCCGCCCTTGTTCGTTTTCGCGTCCACGATGCAGAGTTCGCCATCGATCAACCATGCGTTGTCGTAGGTGCCCGCGAAACCCCATTTATCGCTGAAAACCATAGTCTCGTTGCGTAGGGGCGTGATGTCGAACTGCTCGTTCAGCTCCTCCCACGCTTGGGTCACCCACAGCTTAGGGTTCTTTCCTTCCCACCCATCGACTTCGTAGGCTTCAGCGTCTTGCACGTTGTCGGCTAGCAGGTCCTCTAGTACCTTGTGCGCTGCTGTTCCGACGTCACGTGCAATGCGCCAATCGTCCAGGTACACGTCGTCGTTCTTCACAGCCGCCGTATACTTGGCCTTAGTCCATGTGCTCATTTCCTTTCGGTGGTCCGCTAGGTATTCGGCTTGCTTCTTTAGCTTAGCCTTGTCGATTCCTGGCTTTGACACTACGTTCAGGATACTTGTGACTCCTGCGTAGCGCTCGCCGGTTTCTTTATTGATATACCAACGGTCACTATCTTTGTCGTACTCGTGTTTCAGCATTATCGTCCTTCCACAACTCCGTGTATTCTGCACATCGTCTTAGTCGCCAGGGTTCCTCACGTGCGATCCCGATGACGAGGTTGTCTTCACGGCATAGTAGCATCCGTACCCTGCCGGTCCTGTGATCGTGGTCTACGACGAGACCGTGATCCAGCTCGCTCATGGGCGTCCGGCAGATGGCGCACTCCCAGTTCTGGGCGTAACCCATCCGCAGGTACTCTTGCGGCGTGAGGTCATACTCTGATAGCCTACGAGCATGAGCGCGACATTCGATGCAACGAGCTTCAAGCCCGTCCCGATTGCCTTTCTTCCTGGTAAAGAGTGCCGTAGAAAGCACGCGCTGGCACCCCGTACAGGTCTTCGTCGTCGTGGAGGTCGAAGTAGCTTCCGTTAATTCCATCGGACTTCACCTCCCCGTACTTGCGCCTAAGCCTGTCTAGCAGTAGAATGTTGGCTAGAGGCGAAGGGGCACACACGAGAAGGTCTCGCGTGTAAACTTTCATGCTGCTATAGTATCAGGTAAGTTCATCAATGTCAACTTAAGGAGCAAATATGCTTGATATCGAGAAGATCATGCATGTCATCGCAAACGAAGTAGTTGAGACGTACGAGTTGCATGCAGGCATGAACTACGACGATGGCCCGAGGAACTGGGACGGATGGTACGATGGTGACCTTAGGGGTATCATCGAGCTTGCGGTGAAGCGTACGCTTGAGGCTGTGCGTGATGAGTTCGAGGACTTGACAGACTGACGACTTCACGATAGGCTCGCATGGGGACACGTATGGGTATGTAGTCTATACGTGTCCTCTTCATCTACATGACAAGAAGGAGGAGTATGAACACGATCGGTGAGATGATGGCGCAAGGATGGGTCCTCTTCCCGCTTGCGAAGAACTCAAAGAGGCCGCCGGAGGGAATGTATGGGCACCTGAGCTGGACTCAGGACGACACGCGTGACTATCTCGATGAGCTTACTAGCGGAGAGTTTAACGTTGGCGTTGTGACGGGCAAGCCGTCGGGCATTATCGTGATCGACGTCGACCCGAAAAACGGCGGAACGGTCGAGTCCGTGTACGAGGCTGCCGGTGAGCGGTTCATTACACGCACGCACACGACGCGTAGCGGTGGGAAGCACTTCATTTTCGCGTACCCGGAGGGCGTTGAGCGCCTTGGGAACAGCAATCGTCGGCTTCCGAAAGGGGTGGACGTTCGCGGCGACGGCGGCTACATTGTCGGCCCTGGTAGCTACGTTGATGAGAACGGCGTCGCAGGGTACTACACGGTTGACGAACCGATTGCCCCGATTGCTCCGCTGCCTAATCGGCTCTTGGCACTGCTGCTCCCTATCGAGTATGACGTTCCGGTTGAGCACTACCAGTACCCGGAGGAGTATTGGGATGACGTGAAGCGGTGGCATCGCGCGAACGTGAAGGAAGCCGCCATGGCTGAAGAGGGAACGCGTGACGACACTGTGTACCGGATGCTTGTGAAGAGTTTCCAGCTTGCCCACACCGTTCCAGATACTGTGCTGGACCGTGATGGGATCATTCAGGACTTCGCTAAGAAGGTTCCGTATCGGATTAAGGATTTGGGAGGTAAGGCTGAGCGTGCATGGAGCTTCGCGGAGGTAACGCCACGAGCGCACCCGGAAGTTACCCTGCCGCCTAAACCTACGGACTCCCCTGAAGACACTACCCCAGATTGGATTAAGGTGACAGAGTATACGCCAGACCCCGCAACGCTCGAAGACGACGTTCTCACTGACTCAGCAAACGTCAACCGTCTTGTGGAGATGTTCCGTGACCGCATTCGCTACGTTGAAGGTCTCGGATGGCTCGTGTGGGACGGGAAAGTGTGGCGACCGGAGAGCGAGAATAGCGCATCGGTGATGCAGCTTATTAAGAGCGCTCAGGAATGCCTGTATCTTGACTTGCAGGAGCGTATGAGGCGTGGCTTGAGCACGAAAGAGGCAAAGAAGTTCATTAAGTATTCCCTCTCCACTCGCGGATTGCGGAATGCGATGGAACTAATGCAGAACATGTACGCAATTCGTCTCAATGTCGATGATCTCGACTCGCACAAGCACCTGCTCTGTGTGCGGAACGGTGTCGTCGATTTGCGGACGGGAATGCTGCATGAGCACCGACCGGAGTTGCACATGACGCAGCTCATTGATGTGGACTATCACATTGATGCGGAAGCGCCACGGTGGGAGCAGTTCCTTCGTGAGGTCATGCCCGACATGCCCGATATGCCACCGTTCCTTCAGCGACTCATCGGATACGGCATCACGGGTGAGACGTCGGAGCACTGCCTTGCGATCCATTACGGTCGAGGCTCGAACGGTAAGAGCGTCTTCCTCGACACGCTGAAGAACGTGTTCGGGAACATCTCGAAGACAACGGATTGGAGCAGCTTCGAACGTAAGAAGGATGGCGCGGGAAGTGCTCGTCCTGACCTCGTGCGCTTGCGCGGTGCTCGACTCGTCACTGTGAACGAGGCCGACGCCAGGTCAACGATCGACGAGGCTCAGATTAAGCGCATGGCTTCCGGCGACGCTATCACTGCTCGTGGCCTGTTCCAGAGTGAGATCGAGTTTTATCCAAACTTTCTCATTCAGATGGCTACGAACGCGAAGCCGGACATCACGGGTGCAGATGAGGGCATTTGGCGACGTGTAAAACTGGTGCCGTGGACTAGATTTTTCGCTCCGCACGAGCGCGATCATTCACTTCCGCAAAAGCTCTACGATGAGCGTGAAGGGATTCTCGCATGGGCCGTTCGGGGTGCTGTGGAGTGGTACAGCACGGGTCTTCAGGAGCCTGAGCGCG